CCCGGGGGGAACGACCCTGGGGGGTCCCCCCGGCGATAGAGCAGCCCCGCCAGCATCTGCAGCAGCTCTTTCCGGCCTTCCTTGTCGTAGGCCTGGCAGAGCGTCACCGCATCCTTGAACTCGCCGAACACGAGGTCGCCGCCGTGGCTCATCGGGCCAAACAGATGGCGCCACTTCGGCAGCAGCTGTTTCGTCGAGCGGTACACCAGCGACACGCGGTGCTCGTCGTCCTCCTGCCACAGCCAGTCCAGCTTCTCGGCCGCCTGATGTACCAGCAGGAAGTATTTGTCGTTGCTCAGGCGCGTGCGGATGCCACGGTTCAGCAGCAGACAGCGCGCCGCCTCGATGCGGATGTCCTTGATGGTAATCTCTGCACCCACCATCGTCAGCAGGTGCTCGCGCAGCTTCAGCATCGACACCCAGTCGGCCTCCGTCAGCTCGTCCCATATCTCCGGGAACATCTCAATCTTTTTATTCTCCTTTTCCATTCTCACTTAACTATAAACAAGAAACTCTCATAGCACCTCTTCGGAACTTGTTCCGTTTGCTGCGACCTCGTCGCAGCGGGTGCTATACGTTATTAATAGCCCTCTCCCCAGCACTCACGTTGTCCTCCTTTTGGATGATCTTATGGTAGAACCCGAACTGCAGGTCGCGCTTGCCGGGGAAGTTCAGGCGCAGCGCATTGTTCAGCGCCTCGAGCACGATGTCCTCGGCCACCTGTGTGTCGGCAGCGAAGAACAGCTTCACGGCATAGAGCATCTGCGAGCCGGAGTCTGATTTTCCGTCGATGATGATGTTCGACAGGCTCGCAGCCAGTCCGAAGCCGGATGTCGACGATGAGTCGGCAATCTTCGAAATCTTCTGCTGGGCAGAGATGTACTTGTCGATGTTCATGTCGATGGGCTCCACCTTCCACTCCTGCTTGTTGCCGCGGTCGTCGGTGAAGTCGATGCAGGTGAAGAACTTGCCGGCATTCCGCTTGCCTGCCATCACCTCGGCGAGCTTCTTCGTGATGTCCTCGCGCATTTTCTCGAGTTCCTGGTCCACGCGGCCGGGGCCCCAGTCATCGTGGTCCTCCATGAGCTGGATGCGCTTCTGCTCCCAGTAGGCAGCAGGCTCATGCACGATGTAGGCGGCGGCAATCATGTTCTCGTTCAGGATCCTGACGATGTCCGAGATGTCGTTGGCATTCTCCAGCCAAGGCAGGCTCCCATGGAACGAGCAGATAGAGTACAGCGTCCGGCCGAACGAGCCCAGACGGTGGTAGCCCACGTAGGCCTCGTGGTTGTCGGGCTGGCCATCCCAGATGGGGAAGAGGCGCAGCGCACGGCTCCGGGCGATGTCGCCCACGAGCACCTGACGCACGTCCTGCATCATTGGGTTCTGCAGGTAGCCCTCGGCGTTGCCGGGCCACACCAGGCGGCAGTCCTTCGTCGGCAGACAGTCCAGGCGGGCGATGCGGGGCTTGCCCACGCGCACACTCTTCGTCATCACGTACCGCGTGAAGTGGCCGTTCATGTGCAGATACTCGTTCAGGGCGTTGCGCGTGTACTCGCGGTAGTTCCACGTGCGCAGCCATGCGGCCACGTTCTCGTCCTCCACCCACTCGCGCTCAGGCTCGCCGCCGTTGTACACGGTGCGATACAGCTCAGGGCCTTGCCCATAGATGAGCCCGAGTTTGCGGGCGATGATGCCGGGGCCGATGTTATTCTTTTCCAGCAGGTCGCGAATCTGCTGCGGCATGTTGTCACGCGGGCCCCAGGGCACGGTTCTCACGCCGCCCACGCTCACGGGGTCCGAGTCCCAGTCGAAGCCTTCCCAGTTCAGGAAGTCGCTGAAGTGCTCCGTCCGGCGGCTCATCGCCAGCGCGTAACGGCCCACGCCACAGTCTACCACGCGCACGTTCCCAGCGCGGTCCACAATCTTCGGTTCAGTCTTTTTCTTTGCCATGATCTTTGTCACTTATCTTGGTCACTTCTTGGTCACTTTGTGACCTTGTTACTTTGTTACCTTGTCAGATCTTCTCGTCCCAGAACAACTTCATGTGCTCCACCGTCGAGTCTTGCATCACCTGGCGAATCCGCTGCAGCTCGTCATCGCTGATGCCAGCGCTCAGTCGGCTCACCAACTTGCCCAGGCCGCCATACATATTCCTGGCATACCAGCGGGTGCTCTTGCGCTTCTTCTTGCGCTCCTTCATGCCCCAGACGAGTTTGTTCACGTTCAGCGGCATGGCATTGTCCTTGCGCTGCCTACTCTCCCGGCTTCGAATCTCGAAGAAACGGCCGTAGGTCTCGAAGCCAACCTCCAGACCTGCAGCACTGCCGTCGCCAGGGTCGTAGAGGTTCCAGTTCAGCGAGTTCAGCAGCGTGTCGGTGATGCGGTTCCCATTCTTCTCCAGCTGCTCCACGAAGCGGTCCACCAGCCACTCGCCGTGCTTGTCCAGCTCCCGACGAATGAACTCGTTCACTTCCTTGTAGCTCGCTTCCTGTGCCATCTTTCCTTTTTTACGGCAAAGTTAATTCTTTGACCACCAAAACCAAAGGACACCATTTTCGTGTGCTCACGAAAATGGTTTCGTGAGCAAAAACAAAGAAGCCCCGTCATCACGACGGAGCTTCCAGCGAACTTCGATGATGAGTAAAGTAAAACAATTACTACTAACTTTAATGTTTAATCGTTGAAAAACACGACGCAAAGTTAATCACCATCTTCCTCATCTGAAAGGACAGGCTTCACCTCGTGCCGCGAGATGTAATCTGTCGGACTGAGGTCGCCCATCCTGACGGAGAGGGCGTCTTTTGCGTCGAAGTTCAGAGCCATGGCGTCGTAGTCAATGGCATCCGGCTCGATGCCTGTGCTCAGGTAGATGTCGTAGGCGGTGGCAAGGGCATCCTTCAGAGTGCCAGCAATGGGCACATGGTAATTGATGACTATCATAGCGCACCTCCTATTCCTATTACGGCCAGAACTGCGACGAGAACGGCGTGGGCGATTACTACTGCGCCATGGGTGAACTCTTCACCGGCGAGGGTTGAGAAAGACATGCTCTTTGCCTGCCACCACTCTTTGAGCAGGGCGGCCCGCTGAGCATCGCGGTCGATGGTCATTGATACCATAACTAGTTGTTTTTAGACAAAATAAAAAAGCAGCACTACGCGTTGTCTAAGTCTCAACTAGTGCGAAAGACTCCGGGGCGGTTTCCCGATTCCCGACGCGGTTGCTGCCGTATAGCTTGAAAGTTGTCAGCCAAAGGGCTTTCCCCTTCTCGAGGGGCGGGCATAAAAATAGCCGGATGTGACTCCAGCGACTTCATGCCGCACTAGTTGTTTTGAATTTTAGACACTGCAAAGATAAGTATAAATATTATATTTCACAAGAAAAACGGGGAAAAAGTTTTAGTCAGGGCATAAAAAACCGCCTGTCTTCGCAGACGGGCGGCTCGGTTGAGTTCATTTTTATATATACAACAAATTCGTCAGACGTAAGACACGGGTGGTTTTTCAACCATCAGGTTCATGCCCAGGTCTTCTGAAAGTTTATTGATTCCATCACGGATCCTCTTGAGATTATTCTCCTTGGGCTCGCGCAGCCCTGTGACGTACTGGCGCAGCACCGAAGCGTTCATGCCGATGTACTTGGCGAAGGCAGTCACGTCTATGGGATAATAGTCGAAAAACGAACCGACGTCGAAACGGAAGTCAAACTCCACGTCAGGAAACTCCCTACCTTTGCGGGCCCATTCTTCCTTTTCTTCCTGCAGCGACAGAAGTGTGTCCTCCATCACTTCGCGTGCCGACGATCCACCGCCGCCAAAGCTGCAGCCCTCAACGCTCTCTGGAGTGAAGCAAGAAAAATTGCCCTTTCCCTTGCCGCGTTCCACAATCGCCAATAACTTAATCTTCTCTGCCATATACGATATGATAATTATTGTTTCAACACAAAAAGAGTTCTTCACATTCTTTCGTTCAACATCTTTGCATCCCGCCTCCCTAAGGGATTGCCCGGGCTTAAAGCCCGAGCAAATCCTTTTCGAGAGATTTCAGAAGTCCTTTACTGACTTCCTGGGAACCGTGACGAGGAACGACTCTTGACTTTCCCGTGATGGGGCTGTACCATTTGTCGTGCCTGGCACCGTGTCTTACTAAGATGCATCCCGCATCCTTCAGACGTCGTACAAATTCGTTGTACTTCATAATGTAAATGAACTCTTTGGCTCAATTGCCGATGCAAAGGTAACAAATAAGTTGCAAACCGCCAAACGTTTTTGCAACTTTTTTGTTACAAAATGCCATTTTTAACATTTCAACCACGAAAACGCCTCGTTTTTGCAAGGTAGAGGGCCATCACGACGGTGCAGCCAGCTGCCTCCAGGGCACCGATGAAGGCTTGCGACGAACGACCTGTCGTATAGATATCATCGATGACAATGACCTTACGCCCGCGGAAGTAATCGTCGTCGAAATGCACGTAGTGCTTGATATTCGTCGCCAGCTCATATTCACCGGTGACGTGGGCGCGCTTACGGCTGCCGCTGACGGTCACGCGCTCGAAGCCGTTCTCGGCGCCGGTCAGGCGGCAAAGCATTTCTGAGAACCGCTTCCAGCGCCTGACGTTGGCAACCTTCGTGCTGGCAGGGATACAGACGATGATGACGCCCTGCAGGTCATTCCCGGCTAGCGTGCGCGCCATCTGACGGGCCGCCCAGCGGCTGTACACGTTCCGGCCATCCTTGAAGCCGAGAATCATACGGCAGAGGTCCTGCTCTTCGAATGAGCAACGTCGCTGACGACGACGGGGAATGTACGGGAATAAAGCAAACTGTATCATGGCTGTTCCTGTTAAGCGTGAAAAAAAGAAGCCCAGGGTTACTGGGCTTCGGTTGCTGATTCGGTTGCGCTGCTGGCGAGCTTCTGCTTCGCGATGACGTTCTGGAGATGGCGAAGCGTCTCGAACTCGATGGCTACTGACTTTTCTTTCTTGATGAGGAAGATGCAGCTGAGCGCCTTGCGTGCCGTCTTGCAGTAGTGCTTCTTAAAGCGGCTGTTCGTTACTGAGATTTCCCATACAAGATGCTCGGACACGTTCGACTTCACGAGCTTGGCAGTGATCTGCTTGGTGGTGTTCTGATTAGTCATAATTCGTTTCTCCTATGATTTGATGTTAGACATATAGTTTCTCGCTTATTGCTTGTAGACTTCCACGTAGGTGACGTCGATCATGCAGCTCTGGGCGATGGCGTCGGCCTTCGTGTGGGCTTCCAGTTCCGAAGATGCCTCAATCTCAAACTCCTGATAGTTGCCGTCCTCGCCGTTGACCACTACTGTGTAGAATGCTAAGCTGTTGCGTTTGCTGGCGGTCTGAATGCCAGATGTCAATGTCTGAATTGTTGTTGTCATAATGCTTGTTTTTTGAAAGGGTTTAACTTGAAGCCGCTGGGGCTCTGTAATTTTTACGATGCAAGAAAACGAAGCAAAGAGAAGGAGAGCAAAGGCAAGGAATTGCAAGAAAAAATACTGAAATACCTCCTTTTTCCCACGGCAAAAAGAAGGAAAGCGTGTCGGAATTTTTTTGCGGCAATAGCATCGTGGTACTTGCCAATATCCGTTTGCCGTACCTTTGCATAGGAAAAAACACAAGCCCAAGCAGCACAAAGTGCCCTCAAAAAACGGGCATGACAACTCAATCAGACTGACATGGCACAGACTGACAAGCCAACGCGACGGCCAAGCAGCCACACGCTCAACGGCGAAAACGACAACAAAAGGGGTATGAGAAAAAGGCAGCCGGAACGGCACACTCGTAGGCGGCGATGCCATCGCAGCATGACTCGACCTCACCTACGTGGATGTCTACGCAGAGAAACGTCTGACATCTGACCATAGGAGAAAACACAAAACACAGAACACCCACCTGCAGACCACTGCAGCCGGGAACAAAGAACAGTCCGAAGCACCGCGCATGGGAATGCTCGTACAGCCGCGCGCACTACTGCATGTCGGCACAGCTGCAGCAGCTACTTCCCCAGCAAGAAAAAGAAAAGGCTCGCCAGAGCGGCAAGCCATCAGAACGTCATCAGCTGCAGAACCTGCAGCGCATCAGAAGTCAAGCACCACATAGTCCGTCAGGATGCCATGAGTAAAGTACAGCTGAATGCTGTTTGATTTGTAGGAAAGAACCTTTACATTACTCACGTCGACGGAAACATCGTCCGAAGGCTGACCGCAGCGCTCGATGACTTGCTCAACGGTCATGCCGCGCCACACCGATACGGCCTTGCCGTCAATCTCAAAATGCGCGGTGTTGGCTTCAGGATTCGCCTCGGTTTTCTTCAAGACCTCCAGCTGGAAGGCCTTCACGTCTAGCTCGCTCTCGCGAGCCTTTTTGTCAGACGACTGGCAGCCAGCTAAAACAAACATTCCGGTCACTATGGCCATCATCAAAAAACGAGTCGTTTTCATATCAATAATTATATTCCTATTAAAATTCCTATTGCCGAATCTGGTTCTCAGCATCCGGCAAAATTTACTGCAAATATACACAAATTTCACGAAATTTTCACGAAATCACAAACAAAACAACAAAAGAATGCAAAATATCGGACGTTCTCGGGGCGGTTTTAAGCCGAGAACGGACGATTTTTGCATTCTTTTTACATCTCAAAAACTCAAAAAAACCTATAAATACAAAGGTGGAAGGGCGAAAAATCCCATTTTTCGCCCTTCCACCCTCTCCTCTGCCCGAGCCGCGCCGCTCCTGATATGCGATTGCAGGCGCACCCCTCGGCTCGGAAATGTGATATTTTGTTAAAATATTTGTAATAATGGAAAGTACGCAAATCCCACCACTCATCTCGGGTCCATCGATGCACCTCCGCCGGGGTTGCTCCAGACGTTCACCCATTCCGGACGCATGAGCAGATATTTCACGGCGTCGGTGAGGTTCGACGACTCCTTGGGCAGGCGGTCGAAGGACAGATGGTCACCCTTCTTCTCTTTGCGGATGACGTCGCGGTTGAAGCGATCCTTCGTCACCTTCGTAGGGCAGTTCTCCATCTCGGCCTTGGTATTCTCGCAGTTGTGGCGGTCGATGAGGAACGTGAAGAGGCGGCTCTGCAGCTGACCAGCCAGCAGCGCCTGCATGAAGCGATACTCCACGTCGGAGTAGATGTCGCCCTGACCGCGGCTCATAAGTATGACGTGCCAGCCGGTGGGGTGTCCCTCGGCATCGCGCTCGATGGCCTGCTTGATTTTCGTGGCCATGTCGGCACGCTGCTTCTGGTAGTTGTTCATGGCGCGGTCGTAATAGAGGCGCAGCACCTTGTGGCGCATGGGCTTGAAGTAGGCCAGGAACTTGTCGGCGAGGTCGCGCTCGGTCTGCGGTGAGATGGTGTAGAGCTCCTTCAGCAGGCGGTACACCTTCCCCTTGCGCTGTCCGAACACCATGGAGAGCATGTTGCCGGCATCCATGCCTGCCTCGAGCACCACGGAGCGGTCGAGGTAGCGCAACACTGTGCAGTCTTCCTGCCACCCATACTCGAAGGCATCGATGCGGGCATTGTCGTAGCCGTCGGCATAGAAGTTGTCGGCGGTGAGCGTGGGGTAGAACTTCTGATTGGCTGCGAGCTTCGGGCGGATGGAGAGGATGTTAGTCTCGAAACCCTCGAGCGATTCTGATTGTTCGTCCTGAAAAAACTCGGTGCCGAGCACGTCGATGTTGACGAAGGTGGATGATATCATCACCATGGTGACGCGCTGCCGTGCCTTCACCCATCGCTGGCGCCATCGCTCCATGGTGCGACGAGCTGCTTCGAGTTCCTTCTGCAGGCGCTGGATGTCGGCCTCTGGTGCCTCGGCATCCTCTGCCTTGTGCAGGCGCTGCAGGGTGGCGGCATACTGGGTGCAAGTATCGTTGTAGACAAGCGACACCTTGATGAGCAGCTTCACCCGGTCGCGGTCCATGGCCTTCACGATTTTGTAGCACCAGTCGTATTCGCCGATGTGGTTGGGATTGGGCAGGTCGCTGGTGAAGGTACGAGCTCGATACCATGGGTTCTGACCGTACTTCGCATAGTAGCCACGAACAGTCTTCAGGATGTTCGTGAACTGCTCTTCCTTCCAGTATTTGATTTCGTCGCCGAATATGGCCACGAACGAACGACCGGCACCGATGCTGGGTCGGTCGAGCGAGAAGAAAGTGACGGTGGTACCATTGAAAAAGGTCATGGTGTGCTTGAAGTTCGACACGACGTTGTACATCTGCCGCCTCCATTTGTCAGGCGGCTGCTTGTCGACGACAAACTCGCGCCCTTCTTCCCACCCGAGAAAGCGCAGGCCTTCGAGGAGCGAGGGGATGACGTTCTGATGAAGATTGGAGTAAGTATCTGCTATCCAGGCGAAGGGTGCGCCCGGGCACTCCGTGACCGCCTGCTTCAGTCGTTCGGCCAGCAGCTGCGTGGTCTTTGCCGAAGCACGTCCGGCAAACCACCAGCACGCCCACGGCATGCACATGTTCAAGAGCTGTGTGACCCAGTTCATGTAGCGCTGCTCGGTGTCGGCAGCATTGCGGTCTATGCGTGTGCGTCTGCTCATGAGTCTTCGTCTTCAGCAATGGCGATGGTGTTGTCGAGCACTTGGTCGATGTCGACGGCATTGATGCCGGCATCGGTCCTGAGTCGCTCCTTGTCGCGCTCCCGGATGTCGAGGTTGTCGATGAGCGATGCCACCTCGTCGCGGTTGATGACGGGCAGGCCGAGGCGCTTGCCGTCGAGTTCGAAGATCTTGATTTCGCGCTGGCGAGCCTGCTGCTGGTCGTCGGGTTCCTCCGGATCCGGCGCGTCGAGCTGCTTGAACTTGTAGGCCGACTCCATCAGTCGGCGGTAGGTCTCGAGGTCGTCAGGCGTGATGCCATCGGTCTTCAGGATGGTGAGGGCAGCATTGCGCATCTCCTCGAACATGAGGTTGCGCCAAGCTCTTCGTTCGATGCCATCTTCAGCATAGAACAAGTTGATGGACTCGTCGAGCATTCTGTTGGCAACACGCCGGGTGCATGAGAAAGGTTCGACCATTAACATTCGGACCGCTCCCTGCCTGCCGTATTTTCGATATACGCCAAGCGTGGCGAGAAGTGCGTTGTAATACGCCTGCTCGTAGTCAGAAAGAATCCCCTTGAAACCTTCGTGCGCGTAGTCCTGGAGTTTCTCGAAACAAGACTCGTTGAATTTCATACGTCCATCTCTAATTCGGTGAAAAATAGTTCATCAATGGCCGTGGACAGAGAGCGGCTTTTCCGCGCTTTGTCCCACCGCTGTGCCTGTGTCGCATTCTGTCCACTGGCAGCATCGGCAGCCATTGTCATTCCCTCTTTCGCCGCCTGCAGAAGTTTGCCGCGGTTAAAATGGTATGCAAGCGGTGAGAATGGGAAGTGAAACCATGCCATGAATTCCATATAAGGAACTTTGTAGTATAGAGCTATCTGCTTAGGCTGATAGCCTATACCAGCCAATCTCTCGAACTCATCCACATCGATGCGCTTCATCCATTCAGGTACCTGGGAAGCCTTCGGATTCTCCTTTTGGAATTTTTCCAGATCGAAATTCATATACCTTTTCAGATTTAAGCCAAATATATTGCTCTTCAAGAGCATTCTCGCCATAGTTACCGCTACCTTCCACGACGAAAGCACCAGCTGGAGTGTCCATGCACGTGACCTTCTTGTGCGTCCAGGCAAAGGTCAGCTCTATAGTTCCATCGTCACGAAGTCGTATGAGTCTTTCATAGACTTCCGGCATTCGGAACTTCAATGTTTCGCTGATATGCAGATGGATCGTCCCCAGTTGACCTTTTTCCTTGTACCGCAGAAGAGCATTGATGATGCGCTCGTTGGTGGAACAGGTAGCTATATAAACATGATTGATGTAGCCTACTGCTTTCAGCACATGCACGATGAACGTGAATGCCGTGAAACTCTTCATTGTCTCGATGAAGAAAATCTCACCTCGTTCGGGTAGCCTTCCAGTGAGGTTTTTCAATGAGTCCACTTTGAAAAGCATTTCTACGTCGAAGGCATCGAGGAACCGACGGCTTTTCGACATCTCAGCCTCCAGATCTGATATGTCGAAGTATTCATTCTTCATCGAGCAGACGTCGTATCTCTGCGAGTTCAGCCTCGTAACCTGTCAGTCGGTCGCGCCGTGCCTGCTCGAGGTCGGGTTTCGAGCCTTTCTTCATCTCTGACTTCACGCGCCAGATGTTGTTCATCACCTGCTTCTCCCGTCGCAACAGGTCGCGCAGGCTCATGGCACGGAGGCTGCGCAGCTTGGCGAACTGGCGAAAGATGGGGTGATGACCCAGCACGCGGTGGTGCTCCTGGTAGTAAGAGAGTTCCTCCCACGTGCGGCGGTTGTCGATGTAGGCATTGACGATGGTGGATGCTACATCGGCACACTCCTCGGGCGTGCTCGCCGTGAAGAGCTTCGGCCACGCATCCTGATAGCGGTGGTAGCTGGAGATGCGGTCGGTGACCAGTGCCTTCAGCTCCAGCGGACAGTCAGGAGAGCCGAGGAAGGGGAACTCCTTCCTCAGCTTCTCGCGGGCCTTGTCGCGGGCTTTCCTAGGGTCGGGGGCAGCAGCTGCGTTTTTGGGGGCTGGTTGCGACGGGGTCGCAACAGACGGGACTTGGAAGTCAATCTTGTGCAGGATCTGCATCGGGGACGTCAGTTTCAGCGGGTGTCGCGTCGGGGGTGAGGAACTTCAGGAGTGCCACCACCTCGGCGCCCTCGCTGTTGGGGGATATCCAAATGAACTTCTTCTTGGTGAGGAACGACTTCATGCGCTCCATGCTCGGATGAGCCGATACCACGGGCAGCAGCCAGGAGTCAGTGCGCCAGTCGAGCAGCGTTGGCAGCATGTCGTAATAGAGCAGGTTGTTGTAGACCGTGGGCAGGTGCAGGTCTTCGTGACCAATCTCGGTGAGGTAGCGCAGCACATCCATGAGCTGGTGTCGGAAGGCGTAGAGGGGCATGTGATTTAGGTAGTTCCAGAGCTGGCGGGGGAAGTCCTTCGCCCGTTCAGCGAGCACCTTCAGCGTTGGCAGGTCGTTGCCTTCGGGCAGGGCCTTCAGCAGGGCGATGTCGGCCAGTGTGATTCGGCGTGCGAGCAGCATGCGGTCGGTCATCAGGATGACGCGGTTGGTCTCGACGAACGGCAGCGCGCGTGCCACGAGCTCATTCAGGTGACTGAATTCTCCGGCGGCATCGGCGAGCCAGGTGTCGCAGTCGAGCCAGTCGGGGCGTTCGGCACCGACGACCTTCACCTGAGCATCGACGCCGCGAAGGTTCTTACGGAGTGAGCGCAGGCAGTGGCGCAGCAGATGGTAGTTGTTGGCTACAGAGGTGGCGACGACGAGCACCGTGACGGGCACGAACGTGGGGTCCTGGTTCTCGTCGATGGGGCCATCGTCGGCAGCTGCTATCTCACCACCGGCATCTGGAGCTGACTCTTCGGTCTGGGCAGGCTGCTGAGCAGCGGCTTCGTTTTCCTGAGCGGCAGGCGCGTCAGCGGCGACTGCTGCAGTTTCCTGAGGTTGGGGCTTTTCATTTTCTTTCATTTCTTACAGATTTTATTAGAGAGGGCTGCGATGGCATCGCAGCATACTGGACTGAGAAAAATGCCGGTCTTTCCCGGCTGTCATCCGACGCTGTTCGCTGGATTTTATGATGGGGGCTGCGACGAGGTCGCAGCATACTGGTCAGGGATGGGCGTGGCGGGCCTGTTTTTTTGTGCGAAGGTAAATGTTAAATTGCAATCGCAAAAGGACACAAAAAAAAGCACCGCGCTGGGTGAAGCACGGTGCCCGGATCAAACTTAAACAATCATTAACCTATGAAAAAAAACTTCGGTTCAGACGCCGCCGTTACCAGTGCCGATGCCGAGGTACGCGTTGATGGTGGCGTTGTCGGTGGCAGGGATGTCGGTCTTGGCGATGCGGCCAACGGGCCAAGTGAGCGAGTCGGTGGTGAGCTCCACCTCCTGGCGGTTGTTCTCGTTGGTGTCCACCTCGTCGGCCTTCGTCATCTTCAGCGGCGAGCAGGGCGTGCCGTAGATCTTGCAGTAGGCCTTCGAGGCGTTGCACGGTACGTAGATGGCACCGAGATTGGCGTTGATGTTGTTCGCCTTGAACTCAGCGAACTCCTTGTCGTCCCCTGGGTGGACGAAATTGAACTTGTGGTTGTAGCCACGACCATAGTTCTCGCCACCGACCTCGTCGCCGGCATCGATGGAACTCTCATCGACGAAGATGCCGATGGGCTTGTACTCAGCCTGGAAGGTGAGCGCGGTCACCACGACACCCTTCTCGTCGCGCGTATAGGCAGTGGTCTTGTCGAAATCGAAGATGATCACGACATTCTTCTTGCCATTGGCCAGTCCCTGGGTGTTGCTCTGCTTAGGAACAGAGACCATTTCGTATGCAGTAGTAGGCATAATTCTATTTGTTTTTGGGGATTATTATTTTTCAGTTAGAAGGAAGTTAGGGGAAATCAGCGGGCGATTTCCCCTAACCGTATGAGAGGTCAGACTCCTTCGCCGTCGGCCACGCCGTCGTTGTTGGAATCCTTCAGCTTCGTAGCCGTAGCGGGCGAGATGTAGGGGAACAGTGCCTCTGCCATCCAGAAGCCAGTGCCTTCCCGCCACTCGCCGAAGATCTTCACCTCGTAGTCCTGCTCCTGGAAGCGTAGGGTGACGTTCTGCGGGTTGTGAGACATCAGGTGTTTGAAGTTCTCCTTCGGGGTGATGAAGAAGCAGCCGGTGCCGCGCATGCCCTCGCACTCACCGAACTCGAAGTTCGAGAAGTCGATGTCGTTCTTGTGGGTGCCATCCTGGTTCTTCAGCCACTTGTACTCCTCGAGGTACTCGCGGCGGTAGGCATCGGCAAGCACGGGGTCGATGTGCACCTTCATGCGCTTCTTGGCGTAGAGGGGGTACTTGTCGCTGACCTCCTTCACGGCAGCGTCGACGATGGTACGCACGTTCTTCTGTGCGGGATCAATCTGTTTGCCCACCTGGAGCCAGCGCACCTGAGCCCCCTTCGAGCCCTCAGTCTCGCGATCCTGATAGAGGTCGACGAGCTGGGTGAGGTAGCCGTCCATGGTCTCGAGAGGCTTCGAGGCCGTGTACTTGCCCTGAGCGTCGGGAGTGACCTCCTTGAAGCGACCGGTGGCGAGAGCCTGCTCGCGCTCCTCGTCGAGCTTCGGGAAGATGAGCTGGTAGAGGATGTAGCGCACCACGGGCATCGACTGCAGCGTGCTGGCCTGCTCGTCGTACATGTAGCCGATGATGTCCTCCATGATGTCGGAGGGGATGATTGGCACGTTGATCTTGCACTTGAAGTTCTTGATGGTGAGCGGGGTGAACTTTGCAGCACCGCTGGGCGTCCACTTCGGAACGAACTGCTGTAGCACCGTGCCGATGACGCTGGCCTGGTTGGCACGCACCTCGGTCTTGTCGGTGATGATGGTCGACATGTACTCTGTAGACTCGGTCTTGCCGAACAGGCCGCGGAGGATTTCGAGGCGGTTGTTGTCGACGTACTTGCCGAACTCCTGCTTCAGCTCCTGCGTGTCGATGGTGGTGTCGCCGGAGTAGGCTCCAGAGATCTTGCCCTGCATGTAGTCAGCGAGGAAACGGTTGTGGCGCAGAGAGAGGTCGACGCCAGCCTTCTTCAGCTGAGCCTCGAAGTCGCTGACGGGAACCTTCTTGCCACCATCGGCGGCGGGTTCCTTCTCGAGCTTGGCGATGGTGGCCAGGAAGGTTTTCTTCTCGTCCTCCAGTGCGGAGATGCGAGACTTCAGGTTCTGAAGCTCAACACGACCGGCATCAAGTTCCAGACGCTCCTCGGCATTGAGCTTAAGATTGACCTCTTCGCCCTCCACCTGCATCTTTGCAAGGTCGGCAGTGAAGCCGTTGACGAACTGCTCACCGTACTTCTCGGTGAGTTTCTTCTTCTGCTCCTCAGTGAGGAACAGTTTGCCGTCAGAGTCCTTAGCAAAGTTCTGGATTCCCAGGATGGACATGACCCATCCTGCAACGAATTTGAATTCTTTTCTCATAACTTTACTTGTTGGATTGGTTAATATTAAATGGAATGGATATAGTCCTGCAGACTGGCTTCGGCCACCAGCTGGCGGCAGCGCTCCACGGCCTGCTGCTCGGAGCCGATAGAATCGATGAGCCCATACTTCAGCGCATCCTCGGCAAAGAACACCTTGCCGGCGAGGATGCCTTCAGCCGTCTCGTCGAGCTTGCCCTGGCGGCAGGCCTTCACCGTGTCCTGAAACTTGCGTGCCAGCGGATCGAGCTGCTCGGCCTTGATGAGCTCATACTTGCCTTGCTTCGCCAGCTCAAACGGCTGGTTCTTGTACTCGGAGAGGTTGGAGTAGATGGTGTGCACCTTGATGCCCTCCTTCTCGTAGTACTTGGCGTAGTCCGGGAACGACATCATCACACCGATCGAGCCGAACTCGGCCGAGATGGTGTTGTTGGCCATGATTTCGTTGCAGTGGCAAGCCACGAAGTAGGCTGCCGAGGCACAGAGGTCGCACGATGCCACCACGGGCTTGCCCATGGCCTGAGAGAACTGGATGGCTTCGACGAGCGGCGCGATGGCGTCGACGGCACCACCGCCGGAGTCGATGTCGAGCACGAGGCCCGTCACCTGCGAGTCGTTGGCAGCGTCGTCGATGGCAGCAGCTATCTCGTCGGCACCATAGGCGCAGGCGGTGCCGTACTTGATCATGGAACCATGGAGGGGGATGATGGCGATTTTCTTCGCTTCGCCACCCGAGGCCTGACCACCCAGCATCTGCGGCATGGCATCGACCATGGTGACGCCCAGCGGGTGTTCCTCAGAATAAATGTTGGCGGTGAAATCGGTGACGTCGTGCTCCAGGTACTTCGTCAGGAGCATCGACAGAGAGTCGACCTGGCGCAGATCGACGAAAAACTTCTTAGAAAGAAGTGTGTGGTATAGTTTGCTGAAGCCCATTTCTTTGCAGTTTGCGAATTAAGAACACTGCAAAGATAGGCTTTCGCGCGGGTTATCTCAAGGACTTCAGAACCTTGGCAAACTCAGGGCTCTTGCGCTTCATCAGCACCCGGAGCGTGCGAGGCGAGCCCGATTCGTCGATTTCGCACCGGCAGGGGGCTTCCTCGGTACCGGCCACGAGCACCTGACCATTGGTGTAGCGCACGAGCACCAGGCTGTCCTGGTCTATCCATTGGCGGTGCTGGTCCACATAATCGGCCTCAGAAGAGGTGAACACAACCTCCAGTTCTTGGTCCACGTAGTCGCCGCTCTGCGATTTCTTCTCTGAGAACTGGGCAGAGCTGGGGTATTCGAACATCGGGATCACCTCCTGTCCGCTGACGACGATATCTATCTCCTGAGAGCCTATCTGGCTGACAATCTGCACCGAGTTGATGGGGGCGAATCCCACCTCGATGATCTGGGCATGTGGGTCGTGATAATTCTGCATGGCGTTTTGGGTGAATTATTTCATGAAAAACGAGGGTGATTTGGCGTTTTGGGTGAATAAGTTTTGTGTCATTTTTAACATTTCGGGCTACATATCGCCGAAAAGTGACAACTCCGGGCGCTTGCTCGACGCTGATCGAGAGCGACGGGGCAGGTGGCCGACGTGGATGGGCTCGATGGTGCGGGCTATCTCCTCGCGCACGTTCCGGCGTTGGCGATACATGATTTTCTTCACGAGCTCGTGCCGATCCTCGCTCTGGCGAAGGCCATAGGCAGCGCAGAACGACTCAATGATTTGCTTCTCGCCGTAGCCCATGGAGCGTGCCTCCACGTCCCACTGCCAGCAGCGCAGTTTCAGGAACAGGCGCACCTCGTCCTGGATCTGCTCGCGATGGAAGGGAGCGATGGTGAGGTAGTACTTCTGGTAGATGTGGCGCGTCTGGTCGGTCACGGGCAGATAGAGTTTCAGCCAGTCCTCGCCACTGGTGCCCTTCTGGGGGAACAGCGTGAGCTCCACGCGGTCGATGATGAACTGGCCGAGCATGGAGTCGCCATTGAGCAGAAGGCCATCCGGCATTGCCTTCGACTCATGGCGCAGCACGTCGTGCAGCCGGTGCTCCAGTGGGAGCCATACATAGGGGCGTTCAGATTGTTTCATCGTAGTACTTCCTGTTCAGCGTTCAACCTCCGGAAAACCATATCAGTTTTGGCCGAAAACTATATAGGTTTTTGCCGAAAACCATATTAGTTTTCCTATCACTTTGCAAAGATAGCGATTTTTTCGCGTAATGAAAAATATTCGCTGAACTGAATTTAGTTTGAAACTGAAAAAAAGTGCAACATTGTAAAAAACGGCCTTAAATAGCTGATAATCAACGCCGTTGCACTTTTTTCTTCCGAAAATCTGCAACTTCCGAAACTGCAACAACCGAAACACCCTTTCCTTCTTGTTACACTTTTTGTTGCACTTTTTTGCCCTCTAAAAAAAGTGTAACAGAAACTGCAACACACCACAAACCTTGTGTTTATGGGCATTTTTGCCGCATTTTTTCAACAATGTTTCAAATGTTACACTTTTTTTGCGCAATTATGGGTTGGGAACGGGAAGGGGCAAAAGCACCCGGACCCGAAAAAGGGAAGGGCGGCGCGCCTGGTCATCACCAAGTCACGCCGCCCGGGCTGAAAAGAAAACATTCGTAAGTGGTGTCGAAAACGGCGGGGGCAACCTTTTTGAAGATTACCCCTGCCGGATTGATTAGAACGGCTCATCGCTGTCAGATGTGTCGGCAGGGAGCAGTCCGGCATCGTCCAGGGCCGACTCCTGCTTCTCGCGCTCGCGCTTCAGGGGCAGATACACTTCCTTGTTGGTCTTCATGTAGAAATGGTCTACGGCGCTGCCATAGCTCTGGCCGTAGTTGTCTTTCAGGCGCTTCAGGATGCGGCCGTTCTGCTTGCCGCGCTCCGGCTTCACCGTGCAGAGGTCGTAAGGATTCATTTCCTCTATGTAGCTGCAGTAGCTGGCGAAGGCACGGAGCTTGCGCGTGAAGCTGTTCGAGGTCATATCCTTCAGGCCGCTCATCTGGCGGAAATCGTCCAGGGCATCCTTGATGGGGATGACCTTGTTGAGATGTTCGGTGCAGAGAACGTCGAAATAGGCCTCGGCCCATTGCTCGAAGTTGCCGCTCATGTCCTGCTTACTCTTGCGCAGGAGGATGTTCTCCATCGGCGGCTGAATCTTGTCACCGGTGGGCAGCATCCTGAGGTAGAACTGCACACACTGCATGAGGAAGTTCAGGTCGGCATTCCACTCCTGCTCGGTGTAGTCTACGCCGAAGAGTGATTTGCCGAAGTCGTCGCGAATGCTGCGCGAACCGTGGTAGTCGCTCTCATCGGTGGCCTGATGGTAGTAGTCGGAGAACACCATGTAGAGCAGGCGGGCCTCGGTGGAGGCGTCGAAGTTGTTGGGCACGTAGTTGGTCGTAAAGACGATCTTCGGGCTCTCTGTGAAGTCGATGTTGTATGATTGGTTGTTCTTCGGGTTCACGGTCATGTCGCCGGTGATGTTGTCGTAGAACGTCTCCATGCGGATGCCCTTCATGCAGTCGTCGACGAGCAGCATGCTGGTGTGGCGTGTCACCTGATCGAAGACGTGGGGGTTGTCGAGCAACTTGGCATTGCGGCCGCTCAGCTTCACGGTCTTCAGAATGCGCGACAGCACTTGTGAGAACAGGAATGACTTACCGCTGCGGCCATTACACTCGCCGTCGTCGCCTATCTTCCAGTCCATGGCCATCGGCGCCCATGCACGCGACGGGTCCTTGAAGCCATGCAGCATGTAGCCAATGGTGAAGATCTTATTGATGAGCGCCCGCTTCTGGTTGACAATCTCCTCTGGAGAGAGCACTTCGCTGTCGATCGAGAAGCGGTGGCTACTGATGTAGGCCTTGCGTTCGTCCTCCGGCATGTCTTCGAGCAGGTCCTCCAGCTCGCGGCGCCAGTAGAGGCGGCTGCTGTTGATGAGATAGCCGAATACCTTGCTGGGCACCTCCTTGATGCTGATGTCGTAGACGGGCTTGCCGTCCTCGGTCTCCTCGCGCGTGATGGTGAACATCTCCGGCAGCAGCTTGAACGTGTGCTTGATGATGTTCTCCTCCCAGACGTAGCGCTTCAGTTCGATGGCGGAGCCACGGTCGAACACCTCGATGTCGTCGGCCGTCACGCGCACGGTGTTGTCCTGGAAGAAGAACAGCTGTGAGGTGGGGGTGTAGTTGCAGAAGTCGAGGTCGATGGACGAGAGCTTCGAGATGGCGGCCGGCGACGTGCGAGGTGAGTCGATGATGAGGTTCTGCACGTCGATGGACTGCACGTCGCTGGGCATTTCGCTGAACGGCGAGCGCTTTTCGTCGCCACGCGCCCAGTTGATGAGAAACTCGTTGATGTCGTCGGTGGTCACGCGTTCCACACGGTTGGAGCGAATGCGCACGAATTCCACCTTGTTGGCTTCCTTGTCCTTCAGTTTGTAGAAGCCTTGCATCCGGAGAAAATACTGAAGGCATCCGGAGTTGATGGAGAATGAGGTCTCCTCGCCTTTTTTCTTGGTGCGCTCCTCCCAGAACTTGGCGGGGAGTGCCTGGCTGATGAGCGTCTTCATGGCCGCGCCTGGAGCGTCTTGCATCTCCAGCCAGTCGCGGAAGTCTTTTCGGAAGCGCCCACGGGCATCGCGGAACCTTTCGAAGCGCTCGGGGAGCCAGATGGTGCGCAGCTCTGGGAACTTCAGCGCCAGCTCGCGGCCGCGACGGATGCCGGTCTCGTCTTTGTCGGGGATGTTGTAGAGCACTTCCACGAGTTTCATCACCTCTTTGTATTGCGCTGGCTCCAGTTCTGCAGTCTCTGAGTTCAACCAGATGGGGCTGTAGCCGAGACTCTTCGCGCAGAGGGCATCGCGCTCGCCGGAGCAGATGATGGCTTGCTTCACCTTCAGCTCCTTGAAGGGCTTGCCCTCGTTCATTGGGTTCGACTCCCATTCTGCACGCTTCGTCTCGTTCAGCTGGAAGTGCTCGCCCTTCAGCTCCTGCAGGCCGTTGATGTAGTCGCGGGGCTTTGCACCGATATACATGAAGCGGTACTGCTTATCGAAGCACAGGGGTTCGTACTTCTTGTAGAACTTCTTCTGCTCGCCGTTCACCATGTACGAGCACTCGCGCATGAAGATGGGGTACTGCTCCGTTGAGTACTTCTTGGTGATCTTGCGGTCCTTACACTTGCCCACCCACTTCACCGAGTACCAGTGCAGCGCGTCGACGTCGGCCTGGGTGACCTTTGGGCCCATGGTCTCCAGCTCGCGGTCGGTGAACTTCTCGTTCAGTTCGTAGTACCACTGGCCCTCCTTCATGTCCGGCGACGCGTCGAGCAGCTTCTCGAAGCGGGGCTGGTTCACGTCGGCCTTGATGTCACCCAGACCGAGGCAGAGCTCAGTGTTGATGTCGATGCAGGCCTCGTTGAAGCCCAGGTTCTTCTCCTTCATCCAGAGGGAGATGGGGTTGTGGCCACGCTGATCGTCGCCGAAGTCGGTCACAACCCACCACAAATCGTATTCCTTCAGGTGCGCACTGGGGGTGCGCTCGTTCCT